CTGTATGAAAGCCCCCATAGGAATGTCCCCCTCCGGCTCCCCCAGCCGTTCCACAAGCTCGTCGTATGTGTCGCTCGTCGCAACCCGGAACCGTCCCTGCACTTCTCCCATCCGGAACCGCTCCACACGCTCCTTGAACGACTGGCTCACCCCCTCCTCGTACGAGCAGTACAGCACCATCCCGTAACTGCACAGCTCCTTGGCCAGCTGCATCACGAAACTGCTCTTCCCCGAGGCCGACGCCCCGCTCACGAACCATGCCTCGTTCACCGTCGGATACCCGAACGGCCCGCTCCACCGCTCTCCCCACGGCAACGTCTTGTACGTCTTGGCAAGAACCTCTTTCGGACTGTATGCTCGCTTGCCCATCTTTATTGTCTTTTAAGTTTCTCGATCTCTGTATAAACCCGCCTCAGACCCTCCGCCGCTTTTCCGGGCGATCTCCCCGGCGTCAGCTCCCTCCGGCGCGTTGAGCCTGGCCACGATTCCTGCCTGTTCCATCAGGAACCTGGCCCGATCCTTGCCGTCGTCCGGCGTGACCTTGCTGTAGCGGTCGCCGTAGCGGCTCAGCATCTCGGTATAGCCCACCTTCCTGCACTCGATGGAGCGGTTGATCTTCTCCTTGAGTCCGTCGGCTCCCATCATATACCAAGCACAGCATCGCTCGGTCGCGTTCCACAGTGCCTTGAGTTCAAGGAAGGCCTCGTACTGAAGGTCTCCGGCCTCATCAAGGATGATGAGGGGGCTGTCTATGGAGCGCAGGTAGAAGACAAGGTCTTCATACACATCCGAGTACCGGCCTTTGCTGTCCACGCCGAATTCGGTGGCTATCTTGCGCACCAGCTTCAGCTTGGTCTTCACCTGCGAGCAGTCGATGTATATGGCGTTGGGGTGGGTCTTGACGTACTGCCGGGCGGTGAAGGTCTTGCCGATGTTGGGCAGGTCGCACATGATCGCGCTGATGCCGCTCGACTGACAGGTCTCCAACTGCGCCGTGATGAACTGGTAGGTCGGTGTCCTGGCGACCTTCCATTCGATTTCTCCCCGGAGGCTGACTCCAAGTTTCCGGGCTATGCTTATCCAGTTGGCCTCGCTCAGAACCCGGTCGGTCTGTCCGTTCTTGACCGCGCTGTAGACCGAGGTCGTGATGCCCAGGGAGGCTGCATGTTTCGCGTCGCTCGGATAGTTTACGCGGTTCGCCTTGATTGCCGACAGGATTTTTCCTTTGATGTCTGTTGTAATCATATTCTAACAGTGTTGTAATTTCGTTCTATAGGTCTTGCAAGGCTCGTGCGGCGTAGTCCTCGCTGAGGCCGTATTCTTGCGCTTCTCGCATTTCCGGCTCCGGGACGATGACTTCTTCCACCTCGATTGTCTGAGGCCGTGTGTCGCGCTCTATTACGCCCACACGCCCGATGGCGTTGTCTTCGACATATTTGTTGAAGTGGCTGATCTTTTTTCTCTGCTCCGTGAAGATCCTCTCGTCTTTCTCGGTCTGCTCCGCACGCGCTGTGTTGTAGGTGCCCAGGTTCTCAAGCCGGTCTATGTACATGTCCCCTTGGTAGATGAACATGTCCGTGATCCTGTCATCCTCGTCCGTCAGATAGTAGGCCTCGACCTTGTAGTCGTTCGGGGCGAGCAGCTCCATGACCTCGGTCTTGCTCAGCCACCAGTCATTTCCGGCGACACGGCAGTATGAGTTGCGTCGGATGGTGGTGCTGACCTTCTCGCCGACGTACCGGGCGATGGTCGCTTTGTCAAGAGGTTGCAGGGTCGGGTTGATATTGGCTACAAGCACATCCCATCTTGTCATCCCCTTGTACTTTTTCTGATTGGGATGCAGGGCGTGGTTGTATTCGTGGATGTCGCGCATATCGTCGGCAATAAGTTCGTCCCAGGTGTAGTATTCCTTCTCGACGTAGGTGTTGTTCAGTTCGTCGAATACCTTGACGCTTTCCGTCCGGTACTGTCTGCTCTTGGCGAAGAACCTGCCGATGCCCGCATGGTTGCGGTGCTCCACGCTCCGCTTTTTAGCGCCGTTGAACTGCTCGGCGTGTTTCTCCTGTGAATTCATCGGGGCGCAGAATCTTACAAACGAGAACATGACTCCGGCACGGAGGAAGGAGTCGCGCCATTGGCTCATGAGGTGGTTCTCGACTTCGACCTCGGCGGGGCATCCCCAGCCTTGGCGGTCGAGCAGCCGGAACATATTGCGGAACATATCCACAACGAGGTCGACGTTCTTGGCCCGGTTGTAGGCGTAGCCTATGCAGCAGCCGCTTGTTACGTCGTAGGCGTAGTATGCCTTCGGGCGAATCCGGGTGTCTTTGAGCTTGCGCGGAAGATCGCGGTCGTCGAATGAGACCTTTGACAGCGAAAACTCGCCGTGATGACGGTGCATGTGCGGCATGACCTCGTGCATGAAGGCGGTGTAGCTCATCGTTGCCTTGGCTATCAGAATCTTGTTTTTAGGCTTGTTAAGGTAGTTAGCTATGGTCGCCTCGCTCAATACCAGCGGTTCTCCATTCTTGTCGGTGAAGTCTTCGGGGTTGAAAATTTCGCCTGTCTCGTAGTCATATACATCGTATTCGCCGGTGACGAAGGAGTTGTAAAGTTCGAGGACATTGGTATTCCACGGTTTGTTGGGCTGTATAGCGATACTCAGTATCATCCTCTCGACCTTGTAGTCCACCTTCCGGGCGCACTGGTTGCCGAATTTGCCGCTTATGAGAGAGGCGTATCCGACGGCCTTGTAGTCGTTGACCTTCTTGCGGAACCGCAGGGTCGAGGCCGGAAGGGTGTGGCCGAAGTGCTTGCGCAAGACCTCGATTGTCGCCGCCATCATGGTCCAGTCGTATTTACCTCCGAGCAGTTTCTGTGCCGTGGAAGCTCTGTTATAGAGCCGGATGCAGGTGTTTATTACCGAGGCATTGGTGACATATTCCTGAGCCTTTTCGCGAGGAAGTGTCATTCCGCATTTCTCCTTGGAGAAGAAGAAGGCCACTGCCTGTTGGTCTACCTCGTAGTTGCTCTTGATCCAGCCCTCAAGCCGGGCCTGTGTGCCGCCGGGATAGACTTCATCGACTTTGTCTTTGTAGCGCTGAGGCAGACTGTCAACGGCAACCAGCGCATAACAGCCCTGTCCGCGACCTTTCCGGACCACGTCAAAGCGGCCACGGGAAGCGAGCTGCTTGTAGTTCGGCTCGGTCATTATGCCGCCGTCCACAAGGTCGCGCATCGAGATGCAAAGTCTGTCACCGTAATATTCCATATCCCGAATCTTATTTCAAGGCCGCAGCCTGTTCTTTGATCTCGAATATCTTCCGGACGGGGACGTTCTCGTAGCTTGCGACCTCTTTCCCTTTGAAATAGACATGACCCGTTCCGTCATTGCGGTAGAATTCAAGGATGGCGCCGTTGTCAAAGTCCATTCTCATCGTACCATCGTAGAAGTAGATGGCTTCGCCTGCAGGAATGGTGGCCATTACAACGCCGCCACGGTTCATGGCGGCCTTCCTGATTCTCTTGTGGAGGTCGTTGCCGGGCTTGTCCAGCGCCAAGGCATTGAATACGGTGCGCTCCGTGACCTTGAACAGCTTCATCAGAAACTGTCGGTCGGCTTTTGATACTGCAATTTGCTTTTTCATTTTCTCACTTACTGATTTCTTATTATCTTTGTGGCTCATTCACAACTGAATCAATTATGAATAGAGACTCTTATACCTGCAAGTATGTCATACTTGGCAAATACACCGATGGGGCGGATTATAGCTTTGAGCTTGATGCAGCCCGGGGTCTGGCGAAAGCATTCAGCCTTTGGTGTGAGCTTGAATCTTTCGATTCTGAATCCCATTGGCTCCGGATCAAGATTTCCTATGTCTCTGATATAGTATTCTCACCGGACTTGTTGGCTGCAATCAAGTTTTTCGCCCTTTTCCATGCCTTTTCCATTATGGAATGGAAAGATGAGACAAGGCCTCTTGAAAACGGATAGGCAGCGAACTGACATCTACTTCTGTGTGGGGTGCGCATCGGGTGAGTACAAGCCTGCCACGGCTTTTAAGCTCATAGAAGGTCTTAAGGCTCATAACATTGAGCAAGTCTTGGAGTGCAATTGATTTCATCTCTCACTTCTTGTTTAGTTGGTGATTTATTTTCTGAATCGCCTCCTGCAGTGCATAGTGTCCTTCGACAAGCGCCGAGTACTGCTTTGACCGGTCGCACTCACACTCGTCATGTGTCATCTCGTACATGTCGAGCGCCGCGCCGGTGTCGGTCACGTTTCTTTGAAGCGTCTGGAGCAGCACCTTGATGCCGTTCTCCACTATACGTTCTGCCTGAGTCTTCATCTTTTCTGAAATTTTGTGGGAGGGAGAGGAGTCGAACCTCTCTTACGGACTTTGTCTGAGGCCGCCTTGCCTTGACGGGGCAAGCGCATCCGGCCCTCCCGGTTCCCCCCCCTCCCCTCGGTCACGCCGCGGCGCGGGG